TGTCTGTTGTCTTCTCGGCTTTATATCGCATCTGACCATGCAGATACTTGACGACTTGATCCGGGCTGCCGGGATTAAGGTCAAAGCCAACGAGGATTCTTAAGACGCGGTTGAGTTGCTTATATCTCTCTTCACACTTCCTTACAATGTAGCCCCGCTTGACGGGGTCGAAGTGCATTCCGTGCAGCGACATGAAGGCATAGTCTGCGAGAGATCGACTGGCTTGATCGACCGAGTCTTGAAGTCCACGGTCCCTTGAGATGAGGTCAATCTGACCATAGTAAATCTCTCGGAGGACAATAACGTCTTTAATGTTGTAAGCGCGGAGCTGCTCAAATTGTGCTCGATTTCGAGGATCAAAGTTTCCTGCTTCATCTTTGTGAAAGGGACGATTGGAGAACAATGTGGCTTGATGCGCGAGAGACTTCTCAGCTTCTGGATAGATTCGATGGCCTGCGACCATGGTGTCATAGATATCATTGCCGAAGGGAATTTTGTAGAAGGCGGCGAGGAAGCAGAGATCAAAGAGGGCGTTGTGAATTACGACCCTGCGCTTTTTTAGTTCTCTTATGAACCGTGCGAAGAAAACAACGCCGACAATAAGATTGCCGCCCCAATCATAAACAGGGACAGAATAAACAGGGCTATCACCGCAGGCAATAGCGAGGCAAGTGAGCGTGTTGGTTTTGGGATGGGTCTCGATGTCGAAGAAGATTGGTCCATCGTGGTCGAAGACTCTAATGGCTTCTTCGGAGCGGGAGCAGAGGGCTGCTTGAACAGGTTGAATTTCTTTTGCGGTGTCATATGTGAGCAGTTTGTTAATGTCTTGTGCGAACCAAAAGCTGTAGTTACTGCGCTTCGTGGGCGAGGTGCTTTTGCCGTCATCCTTATCTAGGATATCATCGCCGTCGCCCTCGCCTTCGAGCGCATCTTCCATGCCCCAAGCATCTACACAATCTTGAGGCCAATAAGTTACAATGTATTGGGTTTTGTTTGGTGAAGTATAGACGACGCCTCGGAAAGCGTCGAGTGTTTTGCCTTTGGCGTTGGGTAAATAGTCTAGCGCCTTAGCTCCGGCGAAGATAATCTTCTTGATTCCACTGGGCTTTGGACTGGATCCTTTGAAGAAATCTTCAGCATAAGTAACATAAACACTAGATGTGCAGTCGATGTCAATACCGTGACGTACCAGCACAGAACGAACAAAATCTCCGGCGGGTCCGAGAAGGATCCCATTATTTTCTTTATCAAAGCGCGAAGGTCCATGGAGAACAAGGGCTATCATTGTGGTGTTAAAAAAAAGAGAAAAGAAAAGGCAGACTATTTCCGGTCTGCCAGCGGTGCGAGTTAGGATGTATGTCTGAGGAAAGAAACCTCTTAGAAAGTCTCGCTGTCTTTCTAAGAGGCGCGTGTCTCTATGATGACAACCACTCCATCGAGAGACTTAAAAAGCTACGATAGACGACGCTGCGCCCTTGACTTGAGAGAAGTCAAACTGGATGTTGTAGCGCTTGAGGATAGCCTCGCCGTTCTCGTCGCGCTTGGCGAACTTGATATCGCGGGAGTTTGCAGGATCGTCGCTGATGTATTCAGCCTGCGATTGAACGAGCATGTTGAAGGCGTGACCTTCGAGGGTCTTGAGCGCGTCGGCCACATCGGTGTCGGAGTAATCTTCAGGCAGACCATCATACAGGCCGAGGGTCTGGAGCGGCGTGGCGAGAAGTTCGATGGCAGACTCAACGCCATTCTTGTTCTCCAGCATGATGTACATGTTGCCCTTTGCGCCGAGGGTCTTGTAGGTCGTACCGGCTGCGATGGCAGTCTCGGGCGCGATGATCTCGCACTCACAGACAACCATCTTGAAACCCTTACCGCTCTGGCGCAGCTCGGTCTTGTGGACCAGAACCTTATACACGTTGGCGGGGATGAAACCGAGCTTGACTTCTGTACCTTTTTTCATTTTTTGTTTTGTTTGTTTGTTTGTTTAACTGCGACCGACAAATGGGAGGGAGCTTTTGGTGGGCCAGTTTAGCGGGCAGCGGATATAATTGCTTGTTGAAGTAGATTTAAGCTGTAGCTTAGGTTAAACTCTTTAAGGAGTTCAGGAACATTTGGGATAAGCCCGTCGTAGTTAGACATGTCCATCTCAGTGATGTACGTCGTGATATTACCGGTGCTTGGATCTTTGGTGATTTTGATATTGACTCGAAACGTAGCTTGCAGGGCTTCGTCGGGCATAGGGACGGGATAATTTGAGGTTGCTACAGTAGGTTCCATAAGGTTTAAGGTTTAGCCAATTCAACTGCAATCTTATTCAATGCTTTCACTACACAATTTTCCATCGGATTCGGAAGACCCCAGAAGATAGGAGTCTTTGCGGTGGTCACGCCATCGGTCTGAGTGGCGAAGAAGTATTGGATGTTGTCGCTGCCCTTTTCTTTCTTCGCATACACGGACCACACGGCAAGGCATTCTGACTCGATGCCTTTGTTTGCCCACTCTTTACCTTGCACGTAGAGACGGCGCCGAGTGGTCATACTTCCATCGAGACCTTGAATAGGAACGATCTCCTCAAGGCCGGTGATGATGACTGTCTTGTCGAGGCTTTTGAGATTAGTGCAGAGAGTCTGGATGCCGTCGTTATAGTTCTTCCAGATATCAAAGCCCTTATAGATCTGCTCGCACTTGACTTGCAGTTGGTCGATGGCGGCAGTGATTGAGTCGATGACGACGAGATCTTTGGTGGGATCTTTCTTGATGTTGTTGAGTGCGACCGTCAGCTTATCATAGCTGTCGATAGGCACGACGAGCTTCTCATCACGCACGCGGAAAGGCATACCTTTGCGCTCTGCGTCGAAGATCACCGTTCGGGTGGGATCTACATTGCGGAATGACGTAGACTTACCTGCGCCGCTCGGACCGACGAGAGCGATCAGAGTCTTTGGCCACTGTGGTTTTGGTTGTGTTGTTGTTTCCATTTTATTTAAGCTTGGTTACATTACCAAGAAAGGGGTTCATACTTCACGATGTCGCACTCAGAGAGGAAGAGTTCGACTTGAGTGGAGTTATCGGCGAAGCATAGGCGTTTGAAAGGACAACTCGGGCAAGAGTTGTTGAGCTTTCCTGTGGGAGGCGGGAGCTTATCGTGGGCCATAGCTTGATTGATATGCTTGGAGAAGAGTTCGATTCTTTGTTTTAACTCGCCGCCGAACTCCTCTAGTTGCTCCGCAGAGAAACTCCAATCGGGGCCGGTGCGCCATGCGGGAGAAGGCAAAGAGATCTGCACGACGAGAGTGCGAATCACCATGCGACGATACCATGCAGCGTTGGCGTAGTTGATGTCGTCTTTGAATATCTCATATGCGAAACGCTGAAAGATGTAGTAGTAGAAAGAGAACTGAGTGTCGCCTTCGTAGCCCGCGACCGCATCTTTGAATGCGTACTTGCGCGTGGTTTTATAGTCGGTGATTTGAAGGATTCCTGCTGGGGTTATAGAGAGAAGATCGACGGTGCCGACATAGGCAAACGCAGGATGCTCTACGATTGGGAAGTTGAAGTGGAACTCAGCGCCGCGATTGTCGCCGAACTTCAGCGGCGTTGGGAGTTGCTGGAGCGGCGCGACAGTGAGAGCTTTCTTGATCTGCTCTTGATCTTTGGTCGGCAGGTTCTTATCCTTTGCGTCTTTGAACGCATCGAGACAAGCCTCTTGCCACTTCTCTCCGCTCCGGTCGAAGGCAATGTTCTCTGCGAACTTGTGAATGATCTTGCCCACGGTCAGGGCAGTGATGTCTTCTTTGGGCTTGAGGCCGAGGAAGACTGTGAGAAACCAACGGCGCGGACAGGCTGAGATCTTTAGGCCGCTGGCGTTGATTGGGATGACTGCAGGGATTCCTTCATGAGGTAGGTCTTTATAGGTTAGGTTCATATTTTGAGGGAAAAGAAAGAAGCTACCCAGTGCGCCGTCCTTAGGAGGAACCACACTCCTAGTGCAAGAACAGCTTGCACGCACACTGAGTAGCTTCAAAAGTTATTTCTTAAACTTAAAGTTTTGAGTTTGATTGATGATAGCTTGAACGTCTATGCCTTTAAGTAAAGGATCGTTAAGGAGGGAAGCGAGATCGGTGCCGCTTGGTCGTGTGTGTGGGAAGTGCTTGAGAAGAAAGCGTTCGAGTTCTTTGTCTGTCATCTCTTCGACGGG